TGTTCGCAGAAAGTGTGGTCAGCCCACTCTTCTTCCCACACTCCCCAGTAGGCTTGTTCCTTGCCTTCTGTTTCGCATTTCGGCCATTCGCATTCGCTCATTTCATCTTCTCCTTATTTGGTTGGTGGCCTTGTGGCCATCGTGGACTGCCCGGTCTTGCTCCGGGTGGCAGGCCAAGCCTGCTCAGTCCTACCAGTTAACCCTCAACCACCGTGAACTTACGGTGGGAGTCAACCCGTGTCCAACCACGCTCTTTGTTGCGTGGGTCTTGCCAGTTGGTACGGCCATCCTTTTTGTAGGACACCGATTCGTAGGAGTTCCGACTGCGGGAACGTTCCCACGTTGAACCGGAAGTACCCTTGCCGTACACATCGCCGGTCGTGGTGATGTCAAGCACCTCATAGCGGAACACGGAGCAGACCTTCCGGTCTAACCCTTTGTCAAACTTGGCGTTGGAAAGGATTCGTAGCGTGACAACGTGTTCAGCCTTTTTCATCGGACTGAACTCCAACGTGCTGAGGCTTACGCCGCACCATTCGCTGGTGTCGTTGATTGTCACTACGTCCCCCTTCCTCAACTGGTAGGTGGATTTGGTTTTCATCTTTGGTTCTCCTTGTTTGTTGATTGGGCTACTTGCCCTATCGTTCCCTGCCCGGTCGTGAACCGTTGGCGAGCCGAACTCGCTAGGGAGGAGGGAAGATGTTTTTTCTGTAGTTGTCAAGTACCGTTTTGTCCGAGGAGCCTCCAGTTGCTCATCCCCTTACATACCCCAGTATAGCATACCCCAACCTAGATGTCTAATCGGGGTTTTTGGAAAACACCAAAACGACCGTCACCCACCCCACGAGACACCCGTCTATGATGCGGGTGACCGTAGTGCCACATTGTTGGCCGGGTGTCCGAGTGGCCGTCATCTTCGCTGCTTGCTGACCCCTCCCAACAAGCGAGGCGAGAGATGCCGAAATACAAAGTCACCGGCGGCCAAGACGGCAACTCCGGCGTAGACGTAAACGATAAGTGGTATGCCCCCGGCGACACCGTAGAAATGCCCGCCACTAAAGCCGACTGGCTCGTGGAGCAGGGCTATCTCGCCGCCACTACTTCCAAGGCACCTAAAAAGGCTGCCCCCACTCCTGCCCCCGAGGAGGCCGAATAATGCCCACTTTTGTTCATGGTAAATCATCCAAAGTTTATGTGGACGAGTTTGACCTGTCCGGCTACTTCAACGCTGCCGACACTTCCATCACGAACACGACCGAAGACACGACCGCTTTCGGTTCGTCGTCAAAAACTTATCTCTTGGGTCTTCAAGACGGCACCGTTTCTTTGTCCGGGATGTGGTCGGCTGACACCGACGGCTCCGATGAGGAACTCCAAGCCATTCTCGGAGCGACAACCACACCGCTGCTAACGATTGCTGAAGATGCCGGAACTATCGGCAACCGGGCGATTGTTGCGAAAGCCCACGAAACTTCTTACGCAATCAGCAACCCGGTTACTGGGGTGTCCGCTGTGTCTGCCGATTTCCAATCCTCTACCGGTGGCACCACAAATGTGACTCACGCTATTTCAGCCGGGGTTCAGTTGACGACCGGGGCGAGCATTGCTTTCGGTTCGTTGGGCGACTTGGCTTCCGTTGACAACGCTGCGTCGTCTGCGAACGGCGGCATCGGTGTTCTCCATGTCCCCACCAACACCGTCGCCGGGGGAGCCACCACCATCAAGGTTCAGCATTCTGCTGACGACTCTTCGTGGGCTGACCTCATTACTTTCTCGTCTGTGGCTGCTGCCACGGCGACAAGTGAAATGGTTGCCGTAAGCGGCACCGTTAATCGTTACCTGCGGGCAACCGCATCCACCGCCGGAGGTTCCGGCTCAATCACATTCGCGATAACTTTCGCACGATTCTAGGAGAATCATAATGCCAACATTTGTACACGGTAAATCCACCGATTTCGCCATTGACGATACAGGCGGCACTAGCCGCAACATCAGCAATGTTTCCGATTCTGTTGACTTCCCTGAAACCATTGAAACCGCCGAAGTGACCGCTTTCGGTGCGACCTCCAAGTCTTACATCGTTGGGTTGCGTGACGCATCCATCAGCGTGTCCGGTACTTGGGACGCAACCGTTGACGGATATTTCATCGGCACCGAACCAGCCTCCCGCTCGTTCATTTTCGGGCCAGCAGGTTCAACCTCAGGCAACGTCAAATACACCGGCGAAGCCATCCTCACCAACTACAGCGTGTCTGCTGGTGTCGGTGATAGCGTTACCTTCTCTGCTGACTTTCAAGTCACCGGCGACGTAACCCGCGGAACCTACTAACAACCAACATAAGGAAGAGTGACCCAAGTGTCCATCCGAAATCAAATCCGACAGGCCCAAGACCGGGCAAGTGAAATCATTGAAGTCCCAGAATGGGATGTAACCGTGGAAGTCAGGTCTATGACCGGCACCCAACGTTCCGCTGTCGTGTCGGCTTTGACTTCCGACGATGGCGAAGGCAACAAACTTGCCGCCCTGTGGGGTGAGACTCTTGTGTCTTGTCTCCATGATCCCGAAACGGGTGACCCGGTGTTTGAGGCCGAAGATGTTGAGTGGCTTCTGTCTGAGAAATCATCCGAAGTTTTGGATCGCCTCGCCCAAGTTTGTCTCCGCATCGGCGGCATTACCGAAGGCGCAGTTGATGAGGCGGGAAAAGACTCCTCGGTTTCCCCGACCAGCAAGGACGAGTAGAGCCTGAACGCAGGTTCTACTTTCGCCTTGCCCGTGATTTGGGGATGACCGTGAAGGAACTCCTAGCCCGGATTGACTCAACCGAAATCACAGAATGGGCGGCACTCTACAAAATAGAAGCCGACGAACACAAACGACAAATGGATAAGGCGAAGAGCCGCAGGAGATAAACAACATGGCAGCAATGACGACGATAGTCAAAGCGATCATTCAGGCTGACGCTGCCCAGTTTAAGAAAGGCCTTGCCGAAGCCGAAACTGGTTTAACCAAGTTCAGCAAAAAGGCTAAAGCGACCGGCAAGAAACTTTCTATGTCGGTCACGCTGCCGATGCTAGCGATTGGTGGTGCTGCTCTAAAGTCGGCGGTTGATTTTGAGGCCAGCATGACTCAGATTGAGTCGCTGGTGGGGTTGTCCGCTGAAGCCGTTGCCGGATTCACCGAAGACGTTAAAGGCCTGTCGGGTCAAACGGCTCGTGCGCCTAAGGAACTCGCTGACGCTATGTTCTTCATTACGTCGGCTGGTTTGCGTGGTGCTACGGCAACTGACACTCTGGCGGCTTCTGCGAAGGCGGCTGCTGTTGGTTTGGGCGACGCTGCGACGATTGCTGATTTGGCGACTTCCGCGTTGAACGCTTACGGCGCAGAAAACTTGTCTGCCACCGATGCGACCGACGTTATGGTTGCCGCTGTGCGTGAAGGTAAGTTGGAGGCTTCTGAACTCGCTGGGTCTATGGGTCGGGTGCTGCCTATTGCTTCGGCGATGGGCGTGAACTTCAATGAGGTGGGTGCGGCGTTCGCTGCTCTGTCTCGTACTGGTACGAATGCTGCTGAGGCGGCGACTCAGGTGCGAGGCATTATGGCTTCCCTGCTGCGTCCCACTAAGCAGGCTGAAGAGGCACTCACCGGGATGGGCTTGTCGTCCGCTGGGCTGCGTAGCCAGTTGAAAGAACAAGGGTTGTTGGCGACGCTGAAAACTTTGTCTGAAAAGTTTGATGGCAACTCTGAGGCTGCTGCTTCGGTGTTCGGTAACATTCGTGCGCTGTCCGGTGTAATGGACTTGATGGGTGCGAACGTTGAAGGCACCGAAGCCATTTTCGCTTCCATGACTGATACGACTGGTGCGCTTGACCGGGCGTTTGCTATTACGTCTGAAACGGCTGCGTTTAAGTTACAGCAAGCAATGGCTGATGTGAAGTTGGCTCTCGTAAACATCGGCGAGGTGCTTATCCCGATTATTGTTCCGGCCATTCAGAAACTCGCAGAATGGGTTTCTACGACCGCCGACAAGTTTGCGAACCTGTCGCCGTTTATGAAAAACACGGTGCTGGTCGTTATCGGGTTGGTTGCTGCCCTTGGGCCGTTGCTGATGATCGCCGGGCAGGTCGCTACGGTGATGGGTGCTTTGGCTGGCACAGCGTTAGCGGCTACCGCGGGGACGATTGCTTTGACTGTCGGCATTGCGGCTCTTGTTGCCATCCCTCTTTTCTTGTGGTGGAAATCCTCCAGCGAAGCGGCTGCTGATGCCCGTGACCGACAAGAGGAACTCACCGCCCAATACATCGCAGCGGGCGACGAAGCATCCACTCTCGTGGCTCGCACCAAAGAAGTAGTTGCCGCCCACAAAGAACTTGTCGGCCCAACCGAGGAC